AAGAAAAGGAAGAAAAGGAAGAAGGTGAAGGTGAGGAAGAAGAAGAAAAGGAAGAAGAAAAGGAAGAAAATGAAGAAGGTGAGGAAGAAGGTGAAGAAGAAAAGGAAGAAAAGGAAGAAGGTGAAGGTGAGGAAGAAGAAAAGGAAGGTGAGGAAGAAGAAAACGACGAAGAAGGTGAAGGTGAAGAAGAAGAAAAGAAAGAAGAAAGGGAAGAAGGTGAAGGTGAAGAAAAGGAAGAAGTACCTAAATTCCGTTCCATCCTAAAAGCATTTGATGGAACAATCGACAAACTCTTAGAATTCTTATAATTTGTATAAAAAATATGCTAACCATATTATTCACAATCTATTCTATTCTAAAGGACAGCGAACCTTCACTCCACTTCGCACATGGAGGAGAAGCAGATTTTAGAGGAAAACATAATACGTATTTCAATATTTTTTCATCAACTGGTATCTCATTGAATATGAAAACAAAAGACGTTGTAACGCTCGTACCAAAACCATATCTTTTGAAAAGTTCATTTTTTACAGAAGCACATTTTAGTTTACTCACACAGAGAACAAATAAGACAATAAAAGTGTCAATGTTTGCAAACCAAAGTGGGTACAAAACAATAATTGACGGAAAAATAAATGAAGATACACTAGGTGAATGGAAAGATACACAAATAGATTCTGTGCGTATTCTTTCAAAAAAAATAACAAATTTAGTACGAGCAAATGGGTGGGAATTCAACATAACAAGAAATATAATAGAATACCCAATCGAAGGTCAATCAACAAAATGGAGATATAATATGCGATTAACACCCATAATGAATACAGAACATTTGAAACTTTATGGAACACCAAATATTAAATCTGTACATGGTATTTTAGGACAAAGTTTTGATCATCATAAATTAACATACAATGGTAAAAAAACAATTTATAACAAAGTATTTATTGACCAACAGGAGCAAGCAGAAGGAGCAATTGAAGGAACATGGAAAGATTATATTGTAAACTCAGCATTTGATACGAATTTCAAATACAGTAGATATGAATCGACTCATAATAAAATTAGATCAATAGATTTTTTAAATACATCTAAAGCTATCAAAACAATACCTATTGCTTCTATAAATGATGACTTGGGTTTAGAAGACTATAAAAGAGTAATACAGTAATCTTCTAATCCAAAAAACTAAACTCATGTTTATATATTTCAAGGATAAGTTCTCTATATCTTTTTATTTGTTCTTGCTGCTCCCAAAAATCTAAAAAACGGTACACTTGCTTAAAATACTTATCTTTACAAAAGTATTGATAAGTATGAAACTGTTTGTGTATTGTTCTAACTAATGATACATCAACATTTGGATTAAATGGTAAATCTTCATCAGTGTATAGTATATCTTCAAGTTTTTTACTCGACATTATAATAAACCTTTGTTCATATATCAAATTTTTAATATCAAATGGTAGAGCATCCCATGACATTTTATTTATCTTGAAGGATTACCGTGAAAATTCTGATGCCAATTGTATAGTCGGAATACGCATTAACTTGGTGGCATACTTTTTACATAAAAAATCATCTACACGTTCTTCTGATTCTTTCTTGTCTCTCAAGCAACGATTCCAACTTTTTATTTTGAACCATTTATCATCACTTCTACATATTGGGCATTTTTGTTTACTCATTCTTGAATAACAATCTTGACATATCACATGTCCACACGATTTTCCATGTGGCATAAACATTGTATTTAGACAAACACAACAACATATTTCAATATTTTCAACTAATCCTTGTAACTCTATAACTGTGTATGAACTCTGGAAATCAAAATTAAATTTGTTTTCAATTACACCATAATATTTTCCCTTGTGTTTGTTGTATTTTTTCAAAATTTTTCTGGTTGCTTCCTTGTACATATTTGCCCATGACAACAAACATTCTGCAGTTTCTTTCATGTATTCAGACTTGTAAACACGAGATCTCCATATTAAACATAAACTCTTTATCTTCCAAATTTTATCTATTTTTCTTATTTCTTTTTTTATAAACCCGATAAAATATACTTTTACATCACCCTCTTTCTTTATTATCTTTTTCATATTCTTATATGGATAAATAGGTAACTTATTATTATTTACAATACATTCTTCACACATTTTTTTATAAAATTTCATTAAAACTCTCTTGTGTTCAGTTCTTATATTATTATTAATATAATGTTTTTTCACACCTATTTTTCATCAACTTTTTCGTTAAATAAATTTTCTCTTTGAAATTCACGTATGGATTCTATACTGATTCCCTCTTTACGTTTTATTCTGGGATTTTTTACATACCATTCTTGAAGTTTTGGATCTATTTGCAGTTTAATTGTACATGATTGTTCGTAACACGAAAATATGTCAGATTGTGGAGTAGACTGTTTTGTTTCATGTGCTTCTATTATAGGACGAGATCCATATTCGATATACGCATCATCGATTTTTTTGTCATGAAATTTTAGCCATTTTTTACAAAATTGTTTATTTTTGTAAAGTGATGATGCATCAATTTTACAAGGTTGATTAGAAACAATATTATATGCATTTATTATGTCATCAATTGAACTGGCTCTACATAAATTTTGTAAATCTGTGGATTCAATTATTTTTGTAGAAATTTCAATTGCTTGCATCCATTGTTTTGTTTTTTTTGTAGTGAGTTCACTTACGCATTGAATGAATAATTGATCAATATCGGTCATTTATTGTTATTATTTCGCTAAAAAAAATTTGATTGGTCGAATATGAAATCAGTTTGTTGTAGTGAGTTCACCTGAGTTATTATTGTTTTCGTTAAAAAAATTTGATTGGTCGAATATGAAATCAGTAAATGTTGACAAATGGATAGCATGTTCATTACTTATAACAATCACATTTTCACCAATTGAATTTCTTGTACAAAACTTTAAATTTCATGATACAGAAGCAATAGTTAGGCTTTGTCAGCTTACATTACTAATTGGAGTTATGTATTTAAGACAGCAAAGTATACTGAATCAATATGAAACTATTATATTTTTGCACGTTACATTACTTTTTACTCATTCTGTTTATTTCAGTACACAAAGAAATAGGGATATCATAAATTTTTTAGAATTGTCAATGGTAAATCTATTGCATTCTTTATTGTCTACAATGAATATACAATTGGATATTATATTTGCATGTATACTTCCAATATCTGTATACATTTATTCAAATATTGAAATATTAATCATTATGTTTTCAGTATGTCCTTCATTTGTATTTATTGGATGGAATGCAATAAATACAAATTCTGTTCGATTCAAAGATATTGTGGTGATTCCTGAATATTATAAAAAAATGAAAACATATGCTCAATATTGTGCTTTATCACTGTCATTGTTATTTTTAGTTCCTACAATTGGAATTGATGGAGTAAAGAGTTTTCTGATTATAGCATGTGCTATTTGTATGGAGCATTATTTACTTGTTCCATTTGTTTCTTCTATATATACAATTAATATTGCTAAAGAAATTTCATTTGTGTTTTCAGTATCTACTGCTCTAATGATGCATGTTATAATGATAAATTTTGTAGAAACTTCATATTATTTATACGAAACCATAAAGATTGTTCCTTCAATGGCGCTTGCAATACATAACCCGCACTTCATTGGTATATTGTTTTATTTTGTCAACAACTATATTAATGGATTTGTTATCGTGAGTAAGCAAGAATTGAATATTGAAAATTTTAACATTTTTACAATAACTTGCATGCATTTTATGTTGTTTTTTACAATGAGATCAATTATTATAATATATGATTTGAAAGAAAAAAATGAAAATCTTTTGAAGAATAATGCAAATTTAGCAGTGCATTGTAATTTACCAACAGTTGATAACCAGATGGAACCAGATCTGGATAATAATAATAATGAATTTGAGAATGATATTTTATATCCTTCCGATAATTCAGGCCATTCTGGTAATCTTTATATTACGGAAAGCACAAGAAGTATAGGAAATACAAAAGAAATGAATATATTAATGAAGAAGATTCAAAAGTTGACAAACAAATTAAATGAACTCAGTGAAGGAGACGAAGTTTCAAGTGAATCTACTGTGAGTACTATGAATTCCCATGACAAATTACGCTATATGAAATTAGAGTTGGAAGGAGTGAAACATAAAATGGGTGAAATCATGGATGTAATGAATAATAATGATTTGGGTGCAGTTGAGTCAGTTATTGAATTACAACGACAATTTGGTATGAAACAAACGATTGCAGTAGGAATCGCATGCCCCACTTCTCATACTGGTGAAGCTGATGTTATTTTATGAAAAAAAATCGTATAAAATATGTACAACACTACTTTACTCTTCCTCTTCCACCTCTTCTTCCTCTTCCCTCGCTTCCGACCCGAACCTCTCCTCTACTAATTTATTCTTGTACTTTGCAACGAGTTTGATCATATCCGCACTTTTTCCTTCAAGACCGGAACAAATCTCCATAAAATGAATACCTTCGCGTTCTTGAATGTATTTTGCAATCCAAATGCGATCCAGTGAACGCCGATACTTTTTAATGTCTTGCTTCCTCTTTTCCGCGTTCTTTGTGCGTTTTTGTGCCTTCATTTTCTCAATATTGTCAAGAAATGCCTTTGAATGTATCACATTGGTTTCTTTCATAATAGGTAATTTAGTTGGACGCTTTTTATTGATCATTTTCTTTACGTTCATCAGACCATTGGGCATTGTCGTGCCGCGTTGAGTATGGGTCGTGTGGTTGCTTCTCACAACTGTTTGATCCTCCTTTGGTGACAATTCAATTCCGATCAATGCATCAGGTTAAATTTTTTAAATGTAATTTTACCAACCGAAATATTGACTGAAGAACATGTTCATCAGGCGTATAAATACTATATGTATAGACACGTCGTCATTTAACAAAAAAATGTTCCAGTTATGAAATCAACTATGATGACAAAATCAGATTGATTACAATATAAATAATCAAGTTGAAATGAATGCATTATTATTTTTTCTCATTGGTTTTAATAATCACGAAATACAAGATTTGCAGCTACAAATAAAAGTTTTAAACGAAAGAATCAACAATGAACAAAAAACAAGAAAAGAAATGGTAAAAGAATATGAAAATCGTATTAGTATGTATCAAAAAATAAACGAATTTAAATTAAGAGATAATTTAATAGAAATGAAGACATTAATAAATAACTTTATGGGTGATTTAAATGATGAATTTTACTTTGTAAGATCCAAAATGAGTAAACATGATAACAACTGTAATGATGAAAAAATATGTTATTGTAACAATCAGTGCCAATTCGACAATGATGGCGAATGTGACGATACACTTGGACTAAACTATTGTGATTTTGGTTCGGATTGTAATGACTGTGGTGAAAGAGACGATCCGACAATGTATGGATTATTACCACAAAAAAATGATGTAGAAGATACAAAACTTGTATCTCATTTATATCATATAAAGTTTTTTTTACCGTTACTTTTGTTGTTTACAATTTCTTTATTTATGCAATTCATTTATAAAAAAAGTGTAAAAAATCATGAAAATATTGTGAAACCATAATTATTCAAAACTTTTATGGTATTCATACATTGTAAGTGTTAC